TATCGTAAAGGTGTTTGATGATGCATCAAATAGTCAGGTTTGGGTACCGTTCTCAGGCTTTGCAGCAGGTTTAATGGCAAATACTGATAGTAACTTCCAACCATGGTTCGCGCCCGCTGGATTTACACGCGGTATCGTGACCGGTATTCTTGACCTTGGTTACTATCCGAAGCAGAAGGAACGTGATCAACTATATAAGATCTCTCTCAACCCTGTTACATTCTTCCCGAACGAAGGCTTCGTTGTATACGGTCAGAAGACATCAGTTAAGAAGCCAAGTGCATTTGATCGCATCAACGTACGTCGCTTGTTCTTGACTTTAGAGAAACAGACAAGTACGCTTGCTAAATACTTTGTATTTGAGCCTAATACACTCTTTACACGTACACAGCTTAGAAACATACTCACACCTATTTTTGATAATGCAAAAAATACACAAGGGTTATATGACTACCTCATCATCTGTGATGAACGTAATAATACACCAGCTGTAATTGATGATAACTCGCTTGTTGTTGACATTTACATTAAGCCTGTACGTACTGCAGAATATATCTTAGTTAACTTCTACGCCACACGTACAAGTACAAATTTCTCTGAAATCGTAGCTTAATAAAAGGCGTTAACAAAGAATAAATAATTACATAATATGGCTGATACAAACCAAAGCATACAGAGTTTCTACAGAGTAGCAACCACCCGTGAATTTGCACGTGATTTTAACTTTCGCGTGTTGTCGATTAACACAGGTGGTGCTACGGACGCAAACGGTCAGGTCATCTCCTTCAACGAGGATGATCTAGTTTATGTAAAGACAGCTACGCTGCCAGCAAGAGAAATCACAAATGTACCTGTACCATATATGGGTCTTAATTTCAATCTTCCTGGTAATGCTGTGTATCCAGATGCTGCCGGTTATTCAATGACCTTTTATGCAGATGCGCAATCACAACTTCGTCAGAAGTTTGAAGATTGGTCACGTTATACATTCGATGACGCTAACAGCACAGGTGATTATCTTACACCTAAGCCAACAGCTGTTATTGAGTTGCTCCAGCTCGACAATCAGCAAAATGCAGTAGCGCAATACAGTCTCGTTGGAGCATCACCACGTAGTGTTGGAGCCCTCTCATACAACATTGCAGGTGGTACAGGCGGGACTATTGATTTTACAGTAACAGTCGCTTACCATTATTTTACAAGAAAGTAAGTTAAGCATAAATAATTAAGTGAACGACCCGTTTAGTAGTGCACTTAATAGTTTAGGACAAAACGTTGCAGGGTTAGCTACAGGTGCAAACCCATCATTTGCACCTCAAATAGCTCAATTATTTGGTGTTAATTTACCAGGTGTGCCGATAATCAGTCCACGAGATTATTTTTTAACGCAGATGAGCTCCTGGTTCACTGCGATACCAATGTCGACACAGTGGATAGTGCTTATAGATGCTTATCCACCAGGTCTCAAGACTTCAGTTATACAAGGACTAGAGCGTACAGATGGATCAAAATCAGGATTTGATATTGATGCTGCGAAAAATATATTAACTAGCTACCCTTTACAAAAAATCGTTGGGTGTTTATTTGCGCACGGTGTTACTATACCGAGTGAAAATTTTTCTGTTGATTCTGTATCAGTACAAAACAATAGAGGTTTTCTACCTGGTGTTGTTGGTGGTGGTAGATTCACCGGAGGCTCTGAAACACCGACCCTCAATATTGAATTCAGAGAAACCAACACGTCATTTATTGATTTTGTAATTCGCCCTTGGGTTATTCTTGCATCACATTTTGGTCTTGTAGCTCGCAATCCTGGTAATCCTGTAGAGGCATTGAAAAACATGAAGGTGAATATTCAGGTTATGCAATATACCCGTACACGTGCTGGTGTATCAATGGTACCTCGTAAAATATGGACATTCTTTAATTGTGTACCTCATAATGTTTCTGAACAAACTTACGAATATACAGAAGAAAAAATGACTGCATATAGAACGCTATGGACATATTCGAATTACACAGTCTCAAATAATCTATATCTACCAGTAGTTGATCTAATTAATAGTTTTGCGACGGGCACTCTCGGGCAATCACCGATCATTAATCCTAACCTTACGCAGGGCTTCATACCAGGGTAAATGGCTTTCTCGGTAAAGTCAATATAATATATTGATATGGCGAAGTTTATATATACGGTATATTTACCTGGTCTACAGAAGACCGTGCGGTTGACTGAGCTCCCATACTCGTATTTTAAGCAATTAGTTAAAATTATTACGAATGATGATAACAAGCTGATATCATCAGCATTTGATGACGTTATCAAGCAGCACTGCTTAGACGACGTTAGTCATTGTAACGCTTTCGATAAGGTTCTTATATTACTTACAATTCGCGCTGTTTGTGTATCACCGGTTTTAGAGTTAGTTATATCGTGCCCTGATACAAAAGAGTCTTATAATTGTAATGTAGAAATATCTGATTTAAAGACAAAGATAGAAAATATTGGTACATTAACGAATGTAAAGACATATGACCTGTTATCATTACGATACGATGTTCCTCGCGATTTTTATATTACCGATGACTCTGACACAATTCAAACTGTTGTACGTTCGATAACAATTAATAATCAAACAACATATGATGTAGAACCGATAATTGATAAATTACCCGCTTCTATTCTACGCGATGCAAAAGAGTTTTTAGAAAATATTGAAGAACGTTTAACAGATACTGAATTATTAGTATTCACATCACCATACTCAGCCTCTGCAGATCCGATCATAATAACAGCAAATATATTCAATAATTCAATACTCGAGCTTTTAAAGATATGCTTTAAGCGCGATTTAATGTCAATATACGAACATGAATATTTTCTAATGAACCAATTTCGACTACAACATGAAACATTCGATCGTATTACCCCTGCTGAAATATCTATCTATATAAATCTATACAAAGAGGAAGTAAAGGAACGCGAAAAAGCAGAAAAGAAAGAAAACATCCCGTTGAAGTCATACTAATCACTCTATATATAATAATATGAGTAGTAATGTAGCAGATATTCTTAAACAGCTCGATACGCTAAACCAACAATCTGGTGTTGCAGTTTATATACCTTCACTTAAAAGAACTGTTAAGTTCAAGGCACTTAATCTTAGACAACAAAAAAACCTTCTTAAATCTTCTGTTGAAGAGACACTTACAAAGCTTTCGTTTATTACGAACTTCTATTCAATTGTTCAAGAAAATATTTTAGAAACGTTAAACATAAATGACTTATATATCTTCGATCGTATCGCGATCGCGATTGCATTAAGAGCCTCTAGTATAGACTCCAAATATACAATTGAGGATAATGTTTTTGATCTTAACGATAAGTTAAAAGAAATACCATCGATTGCAATCGATATAGACGCTATAACAGCGGTCGTAGACGTACAGAATTTCACTGTAGCCCTTGAAGTCCCGCGTTTAGGAGTCGATCGTGATATAAGTGCTATCGTGATGAATAAAATACGTTCATCACAGAATGATGATATTAGAACTTTAATCGGTGAGCTGTTTGTACACGAGATTATTAAATTCGTAAAAACCGTTACATTTAAAACCGAGACTGGAGATACGGTAGTGGAGTTTGCAAATATTAAGACAGAAGACAGGTTAGCTGTTATTGAAAAGTTTCCGACTTTGATTACAAATCAAATACTCGATTTTATTAAAAGGTACCGTGAGTTAGAAAACAAATTTACAGGTCTCGATGATAATGCTATCGAGATCGATGGTAGTTTCTTTACGATCTAGAATATTTTCCATTAAATATTCTAGATGGATGGTATAACACTAGATGAATTTAAATCTGTTTTTGGTAATTCGTTACTTGATCTGAGTAAAGGTCAAGAAAAACAAACATCTATTCTAACGAATATCCAAAATATTATTGATCAAAAAATCGATAAAGCTATCGAGCATCTCGAGAAGCTTAGCGATAACGCCAACTCTCTTACCGGCGGAAAAAAATCAAATACTTCTGAAACAGAATCAAAACCACAATCTATACCTTCGCGTATAGCAGGTGCACTTTCATCTGTATTATCACCTTCACGTAGCCCGTATGCACGTGATACCGTAAATATAGATTTTACAGATAAAGCAAAGGTAATATTACAAGATATTCTCAATGTAAAAATCGAAGCACTATACGACAGGTTTGCACCACATTTGGAAGATATTTCTGATACACTTCAAGCTATATTACAAAATACAATAAAACCAAAAGAAAAACCAAAGGGTCTGCTTGACTATTTAGGTGATATTGCAAAACTTATGGCCCCTATTCTCGCTCCGCTACTATTAATGCTCGGCGGGGCAGCAGCGAGTATCGCTGGTATTGCAGCATTAATTAGCGGGTTAACAAACACAGGTCCTCTAAAGGGATTAAAGAAGCTACTAGCACGCGGCGGTATATCGCTAGCTCTCAATATGGTTGAAAAAGGTGCTTCGAAGTTAATGAAAGCTTTCAGTACAATCGGTAAGATATTTTTTAGCGAAAAAGCAATTGAAAATTTAAAGGGTATGTTCGGTAGTGTTTCTAAAACAATATTCGACAAAGTATCGTTTTTACCTAAATTATTTTTTAATAAGGTAAAAACATTTTTATCTAAAATACCTAGTAGGTTAGTTATGTACGTAAAAAGCTTTTTCGGCGCTGGAGAAAAAGCTCTTGTAGAGAGTGTTAAGGTAATACCAAAAGTCGCTAAAGGGGGTATATTTAAATCTCTGCTTAGCGGGTTAGGAAAATTTTTTAGTAAAAATGTGTTAAAGCGTATACCGATCGTTGGCACTATTTTAGGTCTTTCGTTTGCTTACAGTCGATTTAAAGACGGTGATACAATAGGCGGTATAGTGGATGTTGTTTCTGCTCTTGCTGGTCTTCTTGACTTAGTTGCACCGGGTCTCGGTACAGCATTAAGTGTAGGTTTAGATGTTTTTAATGCGTTCTTAGATATGAAAGCAGGGGGAGCTGATGATAAATCGCAGGGTAAAAAACTCGATATCTTAAAAGATGTGGGGTCAAAAATCGGTAGAGCTGTAAAAGGTATGATATATGGTATATTAGACTGGATACTTGGCGCGCTACCTGATTTTGCACGCAGTCCGGTTGAAAAAGTTTTAAAGGGGC